CGAAGTTCCCGCCGAGTCCAAAGTAATTCCAATTGAAACCGCACCGTTTCCTTTAAAGATTCCAGCGTTCTGTCCGAAGTCCATTTATAAGTAGGTGATATTATTTTTCGTTAAGTCGTAGAATACTGGAGTTCAAAGGTCGCCGAGTCATAAAACACTACGCCCACGCCCAACCCCAACGCCACACCACGAATCGGGCGAATGAAACAACCCGCTTGGTTTGGGTTAAGAGCAATACCACTCGCATTTAGACAGATAGACCCAGCGGTCTGTGAAGAAGCACTTGCGTTATTACCAATCGCAATCGCATTCGCCCCTTGAAAAGAAGTGCTTACTACACCTTGTCCCGCATTCGTTCCAATCGCTACTGCGTTTGCTCCTTGTGTATATCGCCCCGCATTACCTCCAATCGCCACTGCTCCCGCCCCTTGTGTTGCGAATCCACTATTCACGCCGACCGCCACATTATTCGCACCTTGACTGGTTTGTCCCGCATTCAGCCCAACCGCCACGGATTGGTTTCCTTGTGAAGTAAGTCCAGAAGAAGCCCCCACCGCCACGGAACTCGTCCCTTGCGTCGTTTGTCCCGCATTAATACCCACGGCGACCGCCGAACCCAATTGACCGCTATTTCCCGCAGAATTACCAATTGCTACTGAAGCCAATCCTTGACTCGTTTGTCCCGCATTAACACCTACTGACACCGCATTCGCTCCTTGACTTGCGTTTCCAGCACTACTACCAATCGCTACAGACGAAGCACCTTGTGTCGTTTGTCCCGATAAATAGCCAATCGCCACGGATTGCGACCCTTGACTTGAGTTTCCCGCAGAACGACCTATTGCGACCGAACTATCACCTTGCGTCGTCGTTCCAGCAGAACTACCAATCGCAACTGCGGAACTTGTTTGACTTGTTAATCCAGCGTTTAGTCCAATCGCCACGGCATTAATTCCTTGACTTGTATTTCCAGCACTTGAACCAATTGCTACTGAACTCGCTCCTTGCGTTGTTCGTCCCGAAGCAATACCAATTGCTACTGAACTCGCTCCTTGTGTTGCGTTTCCAGCATTCACGCCAATCGCAACAGAACTTCCTCCTTGATTCGTCGTTCCGCTATTAAGTCCAACCGCCACCGAATTAATTCCTTGCGTCGTTGAAGCCGAACTACTACCAATTGCTACTGACCCCGCACCTTGCGAGGTAGTTCCAGAGGTCAATCCAATCGCTATAGCCGAAGCCCCTTGTGTCGTTCGTCCCGCTGTTCCACCAATCGCAATCGCATTCGTCCCTTGTGTCGTTTCTCCAGCAGTTGTTCCAATCGCTATACCACTTACCAGTTGTCCCGTTAATCCCGCTGACCTACCAATCGCTATACCGTTCTGAGCCTGTGAGGTCGCTCCCGCATCTGTTCCAATTGCGACTGTATTACCCGCTTGTGAGGTTAGACCCGCTCCAAAGCCTACTGCGACCGCTCCTACAAGAGAACCAACACCACTATTTTTACCGACGGCTACTGTGTTCTGTGTAAGGTTGAGTGTTGTTCCCACAGTAAAGTCGCTCGTGTTGGGGTTGATAGAAAAAGCGGTGGTGGTCGTGTCCGCTCGTAGCGTCTGACCCGCTCCCGTCGCAGATACGAAGGTGGGGTAGAACACTGCGTTTGTATTTGTTTCTGTTATGGCGATTGTAGCAGAACCACCAGCACTAATAGCCGACTGGACGAATGCTGTTGTAGCCACTTGTGTATTGTTTGTCGAAGAAGGTGTAACTGTCGGGGCTGTTACTTGATAAGCACCATAACCACTTGGAAGACCAAGTTGAACACCACTGCCACTTACCAGAATATGAGGTGTCAAATCAGTAGTAATTACCTTGAATTCTTCTGTTCCACCTAGGACAAATGATGGTGCACCACCAGTATTTCCCGACAAGGAAAATCCATTGGTAACTACATCGGCATTAAGAGGATTGGTTAGACCGATTGCTTGTTGATTGCTAATCTGAGCTTGTAAATTATTTAATATCAGAGGTACATTCCAAGTTGTCATTGTTTATTTATTAAATAGAGATATATTAATTGTTTAAATCTTACTTAGAATAAATGTTAAGAGCTGGTCTAAAAAAAGAAATGTCTATCCCATTATCTGATGGTGATATTAGAGAGCATCTACCTAATTGTTTAATTCTAAAATATAGTGAATTAGATGAATACGGTACTCTAGATAATTTATTGCCTAATATAAAATCTTATTGTGTTGTACTATATGAACATAGTCCTAATACGGGTCATTGGATATGTATTAGTCGCCCTAGAGAAGGTATTGCTGAATACTTCGATTCCTATGGTGGTTATATCGATTGTCCGCTTACTTGGACTCCTAAAGCCATACTAGAAAAATTAGATTCAGTATATCCAACTCTATCAAAAATGTTTGACGAGTGTCCCGAAGAAGTAGTCTATAACAAAATCAAGTACCAAAAACAAAGCAACGGTGTGAATAATTGCGGTAGATGGGTTGTTTTACGAATCAAAAAAATGTTAGATGGTATGAATCTAAACCAGTTCTATGACTTCTGTAAGAGCGAATGTAAAAGATTAAATCTAGATATGGATAGAATGGTTACTGCCCTAATTGATTAAATACGTTTTATTATCAAAATTATTATCTTTGATATAATATATAGTAAAAATGGAAGACGGTAAAAGTGTTATAGTAGTAGCGGGTGAGTTAGCAAAACAGATAGCAGAGTTAAAAGAGTATCTAAAGAAATATGCTCCACTTAAAACAGTAGAAGAGGCTCTTCTAAGAGAAGGTACTGAAAAAATATTAGCTAAACCAGTTGTCTTATGTAAAGACATCGACGAAGCAATTACAGCCAATGAAGTCAAAATGAAGAAGAAGTATTATTATCCTTTAGAAACGAGACAACGATACGCTCGAAAGTACTATGAAAAGAACAAAGAGGTGATTAAAGCAAAGAGTACAATAGCAATGAAGACTCGATATAATAGCGACGAAGAGTATCGAGCAAAATGTAAACAATATGCCGAGAACCATAGAAAAAAACAAAAGAAAGTCCTAGAAACAGCTCAAAAAATCATCAAGGCTAATGAAGAACGAAAACAATCCGTCATTAACCTATTATATCAACCCGATTATTTTCCCTAGTAAAATGTTCTACCTAAATCCCCAAGGTAGAAAATTTAAAAATAAAAAATTGAAATCCCGATATATTTTTCATAAATACGGTTATTTGGTAAAATTAAAATATTTACCTAGGATATAGGATAATATGGCAACGCAGACAATGACGTATATTACGAAGGTAGAGAGGTATGACGAAGATGTAATGAATCAGATGCTAGTGGATACTAGAATCTCATCGGACGACCGTAAAAGATTGAGTCATTATTTTAAACATTCTAGAATCACACCGAGTAAATCAACTGTTTCCTATGAAAGAGGTAAGAATTTTCAAGATATTAAAATGGGTAGATTGTATCCAGTCGGTGGAATTGGTTTACAATCATTCCGTAGAGATATACGGACTCCTCTACTAGCTAAATACTATTGGGACGTTGATTTCGAGAATTGTCATTATAATATTGCTTTAAAATTCGCTCGTGAGTATGGTCTCTCTCATAAGGCAATCGAGAGATATTGTAGTCATCGTGAAGAGTGTTTGGCTCTCTATTCCGATAATCGAGTTTTCTCGAAGAATGCTTATTTGAAGATTGCATATGGTGGTGATTTATCTCTTTATCGTGATGATTATGATGATACTGGAATTCAAAATCCGAAGACCGAAGCTCATCAGTTTATTAGAGATTTGAAACAAGAAATGGAAACTCTAGCAGAAATAATGTATATTCGTCACCCCGAACTACATAAGTTGAAATGTGGGAAGGAGAATAAGCCGATTGAAAAGCGTAATAACAATCGAGCTGTATTGATGTCTCTCATTCTTCAAAACGAAGAGGAGAAGTGTCTTGTTGTTTTAGATGAGTATATGACATCAAAGAGTAGATATATGGGTTTGTATATCCACGATGGTGGAGCGGTTGAAAAACTATCTAATGAAATGGAATTTCCAGAAGAGTTGCTAGTTGAAGGTGCTAAAGCTGTTCTTGAAGCAACTGGATATTCATTTAAGATTACGAGTAAATCGATGAACCATCATTATAAAGCTCCAGCCGAATGTACGAATGCCTATGCTAAGATGAAAGCTCATTTTGAAAAGCGAAACTTTTTAATTGGTGCTATTATGAATCAAATCACGAAAGATGGAATTCGATTAGAGCACAAAATGTCCGAAGCTAATATCATATATGCCAATTTAACCGTAGAGAAGATGAATCCTAAAACTATGGAAATGGCTGAAGTACCTTTTTTGAGTGAGTGGTTAAAGGATAAAGAACGTAGAGATTATGAACGCTGTGATTTCATTCCAAATCGAGATAAATGTCCCGATTCTGTATTTAATCTATTCAATGGTTTCGCGATTGAAGAAGCTTATGAGAACGAACCCGAGATTCTACAAGATGAAATGATGACACTTATTCAGCCGATTATTCACCATATGGAAACACTATGTGGCGGTGATGCTTCGTACTTTTTAACGTGGCAAGCCCAAATGATGCAACGACCCGAAATGAAACCAGATGTAGGTTTGTTTTTTCGAGACAAAGGTGGTTTGCTTCAAGAAGGTGGTGGTACTGGTAAAAATATGCTAATGGATTGGTTTGGTCGAAAGATTTTAGGCGATTCCTATTATCTCGTGGTAGATGATAACTCACTTCTCTACGGAAATTTTAATTCTGTTTTCGAAGGAAAGCTCTTGATTTTTGTAGAAGAAGCTAGTGGAAAGCATAACCATAATAATTCAGATACACTCAAATCGAAAATCACAAAGAAACGTGGTGCTATTAAGAAGAAATGTATTGCCGAATATGAAGTGAATGACTATGCTCGGTTCATTTTTGGTTCGAATGATGTCAATCCATTACCAATTCGAGCTGGTGACCGTCGTCTAGCTGTTTTTGATACAAATCCTAAATACCGCAACAATCAATCTTATTTTACAATGCTCGCTTCCTGTATGGATTCGGTTCGAGTTCAATGTGCATTCTATCAGTATCTTAAAACACTACCAATTTGGAATAAACCAATTGATTTTCAAATCAATCGACCCATTACAGATGCCTATATTGATATTCGCCAAATCAATGCTCCTCCTCATATGAAATGGCTTCGTGATGAGCTACGTAGAGGCACTTTACCAGATGAAATGACTGCTAGAGAGCTATATATTCGCTTCAGAAATTGGTACGAAAAGGGCAATCGTGAAGCCGAGAAAATGGCTTCTGAAACAGCTTTTGGAAAGCTAATGAAAGAAGTCTTTATTATCGAGGCTGAACCCGAACTTGGCTCTATTGAATTAGCTGAATGTAAGAGAACTAACTCCTCCATTCAATACAAATTTGATTTTCCTAAACTCATTAATGGTATGGAAGCTCTTCATCTACTACACAAGGGAGAGGCTACTATTGATGAAAAGGGTTGTTTGATTGATATGGAAAAGACGATTGAATAAATCGTGTAGGGTGTGTAGGGTTTGGAGGGTTTTTTTTCTTTTTCCCGAATCGGTTTTT